ACGCCTTCGCTTCCACAATAACCGTCTCTGGTTCCCAATATTTGTACTGATCTAACGCAACTTCCTTCAATTCTGGGAAATCCCAGCGCCCTTTCTTCGCATCCAGCAGTATTAAGTGAGCAGGACCACCAATTTCCTCGGGATAAAACACGCCCCACGTCGTAATCGCACTGTAGTCAGCCGTTTCTCGCTTACTAAACGCCGTATCGTAGCTCTGAATCACGTAATGAAGGTTCGGAATGTGGTCTTTTTCCCAAACATTCCACCATTCACGCTTCAAAATAGCCAAAGTCTCAGAAGTCGGGTTCTGCTGGTACTGCGCATTCCACTGATACGACGGAATCGACGCCTTAACCGACTCCAACTCTTCTTTTTTCCAGAATTCAGGCCAACATGGCTCCCCAGACTCGAAAATTGCAGGTAATTCAAGGACTTCCCACTGGTCTGCATGGGGGTCTTTAGTCATTTGACGCACCAAATTGCCCGTCATGTCCTTCTCAGACCACCGAGTCTGAACCAAAACAATGGCTCCGCCCGGCTGGAGACGTTGCCGGGGACCCGCCGTGTACCATTCCCACGCATTCTCAAACCCACTCGCCGACATCGCCGTCTGCTCCGAGTGCGGATCGTCAATAATGATCAAATCGCCACCACGACCCGCCAAGTTCGACCCAACACCCACCGCGTAATACATACCGCCAGACTTTGTATCCCACCGGCCAGACGCCTTACTGTCCGCAGATAGCTTCGTATCGTCAAAAATCTCCTTGTACTCGTCCGTTTCCAGCAGATTCTTCACCTTACGACCAAAATTCACCGCCAATTCAGTCGTGTGCGTAGCCTGTATGATCTTCATCGACGGATTACGGCCAATCATCCACGCCGGAAACAAATAAGAAGCAAACTCACTCTTCGTATGACGCGGCGGCATGTTGATAATCAAACGCTTCAACTTCCCAGAAGCAATCTGCTCCATCTTCTCCGCGATCAAATGGTGATGCCTACCCGCAATGAACTCCGGCCACATAGATCGTACAAATGGTAAAAATTCATTCTGACAAGTTTCTACCTTCTCCAATTGCTTCAAACGAAGCTCTAAGCGAAGTTTCTGAATATCCGCATCTGTCTGAGTGTCAAGATTCAAGGGGGACCCTATAGTTTTCTATGGTGGTAAGTAACTCTGCCCAGTTAATAGGCTTGGTGAATGATCCGTGGGCCACGGCCCGTAGACCGTCTTCAAAGACTTCTATCGCTTGATCCGCCCGGTACAAGTACACAGTGTCATCTTTTTTGACCGCGATCCACGAGTTAGCGCCCCTGTGCCGCGTAGCAAAAGACACCTGATGCGGACTAAGCAGCACCTTGTTACCTTTCGCGACCTTTAGCTCCAACAAGTGAAAGTTCTTCTGACGGTCGAGCAACAATAGATCCGGTACGCCGGGCGTGCTGCTGTTCTCAATCCGCGTGCAAACTACATCAGTGTTGGATAGCCCCGTCTTGACTTGCTTCCAAAAGCTCGACTCTGTCTGGTTCGACATCTATCACCTTCTCGCCAAGTTGGCGTTTTAGCTCATCCAAAGCTTTTTTGACCTCGGCTTTGCTCATCTGATCAATAGATCCATGGCGAACCTCAGACTTACTGACGTAAATGTCACCCTGCGCTAGGCCACGAGCTTTCTCTGCTTGAACAGCAGCGGAGTATGCGCCCGCAGCGATAGCTTCATCGCGTATGTGCTGCAAGTCGCGTATGTGCCTTGCGTAGCTGACCTCGTACTTTTCAGCAAGTTCTGCTCTCCGCGCTTTGAGGGCTTTTACCACGTGGGGTGATTTTCTAGGGTTGAGCATTTCATACGCACGCGTATGCGCCCCGCTGACACTAAACCCGGCTTCGACGGCCAGATTTCGTAGCGTGTCTTGTCCCTCGCGTGTGGCGACCAGTTCAACAAACTTGAGTTGCTTACCGGTTAGCCTTGTGTCTTCAGAGAGCTTCGGCCTGCCTCGCGTCTCTACTTTTTTCTCCACTTTTGCCATGCGCGTAATCCCATAAATGCGGCTTATTTTTGCGAAATATAGCACTTTTTTTATTCAGTTAAAGCCATTTGTTTCAGGAGTGGGTTGTTTGCGTGAAACCTGCACAAGTACGCGGCTGGCTGCGCGTGCCCACGGCGCGCGGCGCGCGAAGCGCGGGCGGCGTCTTTTGCTGCGCGGGTAACCTTTATTGATCGGGGGACCCTAGGCCATGGCGCGCGGATCGCGGATCGCGGATCGGCGGCGGCGGCGGGTGGAAGTCAAAAAGGAACTTCCAAACCGGCGGCGGGGAACTTCCACGGGAAAACAAACCGACGAAAGTTTAGCGCGGTTCGCGGATCGAGGGTCGCGGATCGGGGCCGATCAGTACCGGATCGAGGGTCGCGGCGCGGGGATCGCGGGGCGCGGTACGTTTCAACCGGCGGGCGGGAGGCGAGGCCGACAAGATTACACTCGAAAAAAAGACACAAAAAACCCCGCGCTCGGCGGGGTTGATCGGATCGGGTTTATCGATCAGACGTGAAAGGTAAAAGATCCGCCCTCGATCACTTCACGGACCATGTCGCGGGTTCGGTCTTCGTCCGGTTCGCTAGAATGCTCGGCGACCGCGTCGGAAAAATTGTAATGATCGGTCGGGTCGTAATTATCCAACTCGGTTTCGACTAGGGATTGCACGCGGTCTTCGATCAATCCAAACAACGCGCTGGCTAGTTGGTCTTCGCGGCTAGCGACGGTCGCCATGGCGGCGGCCATATGATCGACTTTCTGGGTAAGCTTTCGGATTTCGTTAGCGGCGGCTTTCATATCCGCGCCGGTCGCGTCCATTCCGGACTCGATCTGATCGGCGGCGAGCCGGTCGAGATACTCCGCCATGGTTTCACGCGTGGCCGGTTGGTTTTGGTTTTCGATATTCATATGTCTTTGCTCCAATAATGCGCCATCGGTTTGTGGCGTTCGCGGAGTATAAGACTATTCCCACAAATAAAAAACCCCGCGCTTGGCGGGGTTGATCGGGTCGGGGAAACGCCTTAATTAGGCGTGGAATGATTAATGGTGCCGGTCCCGTCCGGACCAATGGTTATAAACGCATGCGGCGCGAAAGCATTCGCGATTACGTGGGCGCTACCGTCCTCCAAAGAAGTTAGGGCGTAACAATCCCTCAATATCCAATCGCGAAAGCCACGGTTTTTGAAATCGGGGTGATCGGTATACGAGACGCGTTGCTCCCATACCCGTCGCAGGGCGCTTTGTTGTTCGTCCGTAAACTGGCCGAGCTTTTCGACAATGTCTTGAGTCATTACAGTATCCCCACAGTAAAAACGTCGTCGCCGTTGGTAAGCGTGCCCGCGCCGGTGATCGGCACGCACCACCCGAGCGAATCGATCAGGGTTTGCGCCAGATCGCGGGACTGCGGGAACATGTCCCGATCAGAGTTAAACGGCTGAACCATGGCCGCGCCATGAGTCCAAGCTTTAAGGCGTGCGCCTTTCGTATCGGTCGGGTTTAGGTAGCGAACCTGTATAGCTTGCATTTTCACATTCTCCAAATGTTGCGCCGGTATGGCGTGATCCGATTATAAGACTATTCGCATGCATAAAAAAACCCCGCGCTGGGCGGGGTCATTGGAGCGGGTGAGGGGACCGATCAGGCTGCGAGCGCGATGGTTTCCCATTGGTTACGCGGCAAGTCTAGAACGGCGCGACCGTTCGCATACCAATCATCAACTGAGTCCGCGTCGGCAGTGTGCGCGACGGCGGTAACCGCGTTAACGATTGTTGCCCGACTTATCGGCTTATTGGTGTAGCCCGGCTGTTGGATCGTTTGCATTAGTCCGGCCAAGATATCCCCGCTAGATTTTTTCGGGAGGCTTAACACTTTGACGACGCTATCGACCACGGCGGCAGGATTGGCTAAACCATTCTCGACAATGTCCCCGTGAGCGATCCGGAACATTTCGACGGCTTCGTCAAAACTATCGCGGGAAGTGTAACCGGCTACCACGTCGCGCAATTTTAATTGCAGCGCATGATTGTCGGCGTCTTTTGCTTCACTGGTAAGCAAAGACCAATCCTCGGTGCCGCGTGCGCTGGTGACGTGAGTGTGGCGGCTTTTCTTTTCGCTACTGCACCCGTTTAGGCACCATAGGGTCCAAATCATTTGCATAACCTCGACGCTACCCATGCCGACTTCGCTATTGCGCAGCATGATCCCGTTCGCCATGGCGTCACCTATCGCTGGCTCGGCCACCTGATTCTCCGATTTCAGTCGCATGTATAAACGGGAGTCGGTGACAGTCCCGTTAACGATTTTCCAATTCGCTTCGCTTTCCATCAATTGCGGGAGCGCGGCTTGCACCAGATCCACATTATCGAACGTCTTAAACTTATCGCTGACAATTGCACGCACTAACGGTTGGTCGCCGTCAAACGTGCGGAGCATCTTGCTTTTCGGCTCGTTTACCAGAATCTTATTGATCAGTTGATCAAACTCGGCAGAATAATTTTCGTTATCCCGTAACCGGCGAGCGGTTCGCACATCAATGTCGCAATTGCTTGCCAGTTGCTGGAATGCAATTTCGTTTGTGGTGAATTGCTGGGTCGGCATGCCGCCGTTCGCCTCCAAAACAATGTTGGTATTCCCGTCGCGGGTTTGTACCTGCAACTGATCGGTCGGGGCAATGTAGTCGGCTTTCCGGCTTGCTTGCTCGCTGATCTGTCGCAAGATGTTTTCCAGCGTTCCGTTCGCATTTTCTAAAGTAGTATTTAGCATAATCACATTTTCCAATTGTGGGGCGTGCGGCTCGCCCAAATGTTTACCGCATGCGAATAGTCTCATATATGCACGCGAGTGCAATGGTTTTTTTTAAAAGTTTACGCGGCGGCGCGTAGGATGATGTTGCCGTCCACAACGAAACCAGAATCGTCATGTAGTGCTGGGCCTTTAGCAGTCAACCCGACGACGACCGGACCGGCCATCACGTTATCCAAATCGGACAGATCACCATCAATAACCGGTCGGCCAAGGTATTCGCTCGGCATCGAATTTTTA